CTAAAACATCCTGCCCATCTTCGTGATAAGCAATTACCTTTCCATCCTTTATGACAAGTATCATTTATCTCACCGCCTTATGTGGTAATTATCGCATTATAGTTGCCTACCGTGTTTAACGCAGGTGAAAATGTAGGCGTGCCCGTATAACCACCGCAGTAGATATATCCCATCTTTTCAGCCTTGTAATCCGTCGCATTCCCGCTTGCGGTGCTGGAATCGGCGTCAATGCTGCTAGAGAGTTGGGCACAGAAGCCATAATACCCATTCCCGCTTGCGGTGCTGGAAGAGGCGTTAATGTGGCCTCCTTCTGTCGCCACGAAACCTTCAGAAAGGTTCGACGAAGACGCTACATTTACTGCAATCAAACTCCCCGAATATACTCGAATACCAATATTAAACTTTGCGACTCCAACATTGTTACCAAGTTTTACGTTAGCTCCTCGCAAAGTATCTTTGGAAAAGTAGCTCGTCAAGCAAATTCCGTCATACCCACCAGTAGAACTGCCAACTACCGCAACGTTGTCAAGCAATCCAAAGTTGTTTCCATAGAAGTAGAAACCGTGGCAACTATTAAACTTAAGGATTGTCGTTAAAACGATAAAATCTCCACTATTCAAAGTAGCCGTCGGGAAAGTAGAAGCCCTATGAGTATTTTTAACCGTGACTGTCTTTGTAGCTGCGTTTACTGCCTCTATTTTCCAAATGCCTCTATGTGCAAAATGGTCACCTGTACCAGAAGTATTGCGAATAATAGCATACTGGCCTACTTGTAAGCCTGTAACATCAGCAACGGTAATTGGTACACTCCAATTGCCAGTCGAACCCGAAACAGTGCCAGCACCTGTTATGGTAGTGGTGATAGGAGTAGCTCCTATTATCCGTGTTTGGCTACCGCAAGGGTGGTCAACGACAATCGGGCTAGTGTGAGTATAAGTCCCTGCTGCTACTTGGATAGTAACTGTAACGTCTCTGGGAATCCAGGCATATTTCAAAGCGTCTAAGGCGGCCTGGATGGTGGGGTAATCCGCTGGCACATTAATCGTTAAGTTCTGCTTTATCACAGTTTCGGCCTTGTGCGCATCAAGTTCTTGAGCAACTTCACCTACTTCTTGGTCTGTGTACGCTTTTGCCCTCGCTTCGGCCTCATCCACCTGCTGCTGGGTGGCAAGCACTACCGTTGGGTCAATCTTAAGTACCACACTAGCTGTATTGCTGACCTCCAGTATCATCCGGATAACCAAGTCCTTGACACTACCGTCAGCTGCCACCGGCTTATACGTCTCCGGGTACTTCCCTATGGCAATCAAGTCGCCCTCATCGTCAAACACTCCGGCCTCACGGATCATAAAACCGCCGTGTTGGCTTGGGACCACTGTTTGAATGGTTATCCAGTTGGGATTTTCCGTATCGACATCAATGGAGCCAATAGCTCCTCGCCAAACTTCGTTTCGCAATTCGGTTTGGTCTTCAGTTGGATTATAATAACTCCCGCCACCATCCCCCAGAGCCAGATGGGTCAGTTCCACCTTCTCTCCCAAGGCAGCAGCATTGGCAATTTTAGCTTTTCCAACAGCCGTTAAGATAGTATAAAACTGTTCTGCCAACCTAATCACTCTCCTTTCGGGTATACTGTCATATTATCAACGCCTGTATTGTATCCTGCCGCAATAAAAATTTCCCCGCGGCTAGTCAGCTCGCTCACAGTCCAAGGATAAACAGTGATTTCTTCGCCCGCTAACAGCGTGCTACTGATAAAAACTCTCTTTTCTCCTTGTCTCAGCCTCGCCACTAGCGAATAACCAAGGTGCGCTGGCTTCGCCTCTTCAATAACCTCATAAACTGTTCCTAAATCAACAGATTGTGTTAGGCTAAATAAAACCTCAAATCGGTACTGGTCAAAAAATTCCCGGATAAAAGCCTGCTTGTCCTTGGAGAATGTTCTGACCAATTGCTCCATCCGCTCTTTTGTCATCGGCCAGCGGGTCTGCATCCGTGTCAATACTCGCACCCTTCGCTGCTCAATCGAAAGACTATCATTCCGGGGTATACCGACAAGTCTCTCCCAGTACACAATCCCCCAGGTGGCTGTTTGTGGGAACAGTTGCGCAAAGACATCATCTGTAAGCCTGTCAACGTCATCCCATTCCGCTCCGATGGCCTCCATGATGGCTTGCATAATAATTGACTGTTCATATATTGGTGAAATGTATTCTAGGAACCGCTTTCCCTTTGCCGATGCTATCATGTCACCATCACTTCCCCAAGTATCGGGATTTCTTGCTCTGGTATTTCTACATATTCGTCATTGTTGTTGACGGTTAGGCCGGAATAGTCCGCGATACCCTCGGTGCTCAGTATTATGTGTCCCAGTCTGGTCACGGTTATGCGATCAAGAGGACGGTCCCCGGTGTTGATCTCGAAGGTACCCAAAAATTGCTTAATGTTAGCGGTTAAGTCCTCCATAACATCCTCTAGAGAATATCCGTCTTTCAGAACGATTGTGAGGGCAATGTTCACTTCAAAAACTTCCGGCGCGTCCACTGTAACATCAGCACCGATGGGAGCCCGCCCTCCCCCCAGGTTTCCGTCTGGAGCGATATGATTTTGGACAGCCTCAATGAGCTCTTGATTTGCCGGCTGTCCGTTGCTATCCATGATCAACACCTTTACCGTGCCAGGACCGGCCCAAAGAGGGATAACATAAACATCTCCTACTCCAGGCACTTCCTTTGCCCAGCGCTCATAATCTTTCTTGGCCCCGCTGAGTGGCTCGTCATATGCGGCCAGTACCCGCTCTCGGAAACTGTCATCGTCTTCCATTTCCGTTCCACCTGTGAATGGTTCTGGATTTGTTACTGAAGCAATGCCATTTATGGGTTCGCTCAACAAAGTAATGGTGTTTGCGGCTACGTTTCCTAAGGTACCCGATTCCAGACACTCCGCAGCCACTGTGACCATGCCATCTTCACCGATTTGGACCCTTTCTTTGGTCTTGAATTCGATGGCCGGGAACGTTCCAGCGGCCTCCGTCAGTACCACAAAACCGGCAGGAATGACAGTCCCGGGTTGGCCCGTGAAGACTACTGTACCGGTGGCCGGAGTGGCCGGATGTCTGAATACACCTTTCATTTCGCCCAGGAAATCTAAATACTGCCCATAGCTGGTCTGGGGAAACGCCAAGCGTAGTATATTCTGCAGTTTTAGTTGTGTTACTTCTGCTTTTTCAATTGCTGTCGGTCGTGTAGCATCCCAAAAGAAATCCCCTTCCTTGGTACTGATACCCGGAGGGGCTTTCTCTAGCATCCTCCGATGTATCGTTTCCTCATCTTCATTCAAATAATCAGGAATTGAAAGTTCATACGCCACTCAATTTCACCCCCTCAATTCGGGCCGCCTCGCCTACGACAGGAATTACAGTAAAACTGACATACAGTTCATCACCTCTCCATTCAAACGAGAAATCTCTTACTGCGTATGTCCTGGGGTCAACCAGCAAAGCCTCAGTAATCGTTCTTTCTACTTCCGTTTCTACTGCGGCACGAGTAGGTTGCTTCAACGCTTTATCTATTTCCACGCCATAATTCCCGCTATACGCCAAGTAGGCAAAGCGTTCAGTTAGAACTGCCTTTATGCACCACTGTACCCAGGCTGTAT